AGGGTGGGGTACTTCATTGCGAGCGCATGAATCTCCTTACGGTGGTCCATGAAGTCAGGATTATCCACTTTCGCCTGCTCAATGAGCGCAGCCATCTTCTCCTGCTCACTGCTGGCTTCTTTCTGACTTATGCGGCCTCGCAAATCCTCACCAATACGACTGAGACTACCATCAAAGTGTGTCTTCAGCTTCTTAAACAGCTGAGAGGGCGTGAGTTCATCCAGCACCGAATCATCCTCTTCCGGAGCCGGCTTCTCTTCTTTCTCACGCTTCAAGTCAATCAAGCGCTGGTCAAACTGCTGGCGTTCGGCTAAGAGTTGGGCATTCGCTATTTCCAACTCATTCTGCTTATCCTTCACACTCTTGAGCTCCGCCTGAATTGCCAAGAGAGCCTCATTACCCTTCTCATCACCAGCGTTTGACTGGTCCCCGCCATCTGCGCCTTCCTCCACCACAGTTCCAGATTTGTCTGGGTCCATTACCATTACTCCTTAGTTGACTTAGGCTCCACTACCTTCTCTGTTTTGAGTTTCGCCACTCTCTCTGCTTCTCGCAACATACTCGTCTTCATCTGTGAGTAGGACTTGATGAATTCCTTGATCACCAGTCCCCGAGCCGGCCCATCAAAGTTGCCACTCACACTGATGACTGGCTTCTTAGTCTTGTACAACACGATGGTAATGATTGCTTGCTCCTCATCATCACCATCCTTGTTAGTAATAACATCCACTTTTCTTACTTTCTGGTTGCTGACGGCTGTGTTCCACACCACCTTATTCTCAATCATTCAAGCCCCCTACACTTTAAGTTACGTTTGCGTAACTCCTCTTTGTACTGACTCTTGGACTCTATGAGTACTGGTTCAACATCAATGTTTTCAGCATAAAAGGGTTTCCACATGCTTGTATTCAACGCTACTTTCTCACCCGGCTCAACATTCAAGGTACCATCCGGCTTGAACCAAGCTGTCATTACTGTGCTCCTATGCGTTGCTGCAGCTGACCAAACACTTGCTGCCTACCATCCTGTATCTGTGCTTGCGGCATCTGCTGTTGCTGCTGCACGAACTGATTCATCCCCATTGGTTGCGAGTTTTGGGGGAGCATCTGCATAGTATCAAGCCAATCATACTCCTTTGCCAGTATTTTGAGCAAATAGTTAATATCAATACCAGGCATTTTTACCATCAGCTGCATGACTTCGATGATTTCCTGCTTGCGTAGGCCCTTAGTCTGGGGCACCATACTTTCGACATCCACTTTGACGTTGTAGTCACCCTTGATGGCGGAGGGTGTATACTCTACCCAGTTGACGACACCATCTTGGCCCACCAACTGGGTGACTCTGTCCTTGCTCCAGAACGAGAATATTGTCTGGTTCACTTTCTTAATCATCTGCACTATTAAGTCAGCCACCGCATCCCTCTTTTCATCCATCCTAATGGTGTGAGCTTGCTGCACAAGCTGCGCTTCAGTAGCGGTACGCCTACCGGTAGTTTCAAATTCCCCCATCTGCACTCTTGAGAATCCCAATAGTTCGCGGACATCTTCGCGAATGAGGTTAAGCCACGCTGCGACATCACCAGGCATCGTTGTGTTGAACTCATGTACACTCCCTGGGTTCATACTCTTAGCCCTGATGACAGCACCCGCCTCGCCGTCAGTGATTTTCTTCGCCTCCTCTTCACTCACCACACCCATATCCACCATAATACGAGCCCTACTTATGCGGCGGTGAGCTTGGAGTAAGTCACGAGACTCATTCATCTCTTTTTGCTGAGCACTAATAAGAGTGGCATCAGCTGCGCTGCCCCAAATGAAGTCAGTATCATCATTCCATTGCAGGTGGCAGAACGGCATCCCACCAATTTGTAGCAAGTCTTCCTCAGGTGCACGAAGCCACTTGTCACTATTCAGCGACAACACCTTAATTTCACCGGTTTTGAAGTCGCGTATCTCGATGATTTCAATCAACTCACGTCCCTCTTCATCCTTAAACACATCCCTGTTTACGCCACTACCTTTCAGCAACTCAATGTGAGTACCCTTTAAGTCACCCGTATTCTTGTACTTCACATCAGCCTTTAAGTCATCAACGGCTCGGAGCACCACATGAGCTATCCACTCGCAATCTTCAAGACAAGTGGTACCAACGGGGACGATGATGTTTTCAGGTGCTACACGTGCTATCCATGGCATTCCAGGAGTGATGCTGGTGTTATACTCCACTCTATCACCCTTCCTGCTGGTTTGGGTGAGGGTAGTATCCACTAAGTCATCCTCAACTCCAGCCTGCTCATCAAGCGGAAAGAAGCCGAACTCACTATCATAGCCAGTCTTCAAGAAGCCACTACCCTTTAAGTAGGTGTCAAGTATCATCTTCTTCACGACTTTCTTAGCACCCATTGTACCAATTAAGTAGTTGTCAATGGCTTCGAGCATATGAGCATGCCACACTAAACGTGGGTCACTCATTGGTGTCACTGTCACGTAGGGGTTGCGGAAGTAGAGGGTGGGGATGATGGCACGAGCCATGCCGAATATGAGATTGTAGGGGAGTGAAGCATCAAACTTGTGACGGTAGTAAGCGGTGTTACGCTCCCAGCAACCGATACCACCATCATCAGTGATGTTGCCATACTCCTTCTTATACTTAGCCCCCGCCCGAAGCCGTTCCTTCCACTTCTCAATCGGGGACGTAGTGAGGGACATATGACTCCTTTTGCTGGTGTTCAAAAATTGAACATCACTTTTTCTTCTTACACTTGATTTTAGTGCGGTACTGCGCTGACCAACGCATTTGGCGACTTATACGTTTGCCAAGCTTTCGCTGCTTACGCGCCATAGTAGCTACTCTCCTTGCGCTTGTTGGCTCTACCATGTAACTCATCCATCACATCACCCATTGTTATAATGAATCCCTTTCCAGGGTGTTTCTTAGGAGGCGGCTCGGCACTTAGTTGCATGGCCGGCAGCTGCATACTCACACAATCTAACGTGTCATCATTCTTCCCATACGGGAACTCTATGAACTCACTCTCCACGATGGGATGAAGTCCAGTACGAAACAAGAGCTGATTACGTTCAGCAAATGGCTGAAGTCCTCGTATGCGTTCTTCCTTGTTACTTCTACTCTTAACAGGCTCAATGGTAAACCACTCGCCGGTTCTAACCATCTCATCTTTCGCCATATAAACCAGCGCCTCTTGGTATGCGATTGCCTCAACATATATGCGCTGGGCATTATACTTTGTAGCCATGCGAAACATACTCGAAATTGTCTCATTTGGTGACATCCTTCTTCTGTCAATTTCCTCAACCAACATAGTACCTGACAAATGACGAATGGCCATGACGCACGTGAAGTCAGCATCATTTCTCTTGCTGATGGCTGGGTCCACACTCACTTCAACGTAACCATCTAACATCTCGTTCGCCGGTATGTAGTGTATCCACTCGGGCTTGAATACCATGTGCTCACCAGCGAGTGGCTTGTTCATATACAATGCTGAAAACATGTAGGAACCCATGCTGCGCTTCAACTCTTCCAATGACTCAAGTGGAAATCTCAACGGATAGGTAGCAATGGCTTGCCCACTTTCATCAGTCTCAATAGCAGCCCTTTGATAGACGGCGTACTTCTCAGTATCCAGCACATACCTTATCAAGTCGTAGCTGGTCCAGCGTGTGCCACTAATGAGTACTTCACCCTCGGTCATACTTATGAGGAGTGGGTAACACAGCTTGTGCCATCCGATTGCTTGCTCAATGTCTTCCTTGGAAGGCATGACTTCTTCTTCAGTGAGGTCATCCTTTTTAGGTGCAACGGTGTCGTCTTGTATAATGACGTCATAGTGTCTTCCAGTGATGTTAGTGCTTGTTCCCGCTGTTTCAAAGGTTGCTTCTTCATGAGCGTCTCGCCTCACCAGCTCGGCAGCCCTATCACTCCACCGAGTTCTGTTAAAGTTGGGAACTATATCTGGGAATAGTGATTGGTACATCTGGTTGTTCTCTACTATCATCCTTATTCTATGCAGCTTCTTTTCAGAGTTAGGGGCGGTGTTGGATGCATACAGTATGCGTATGTCCTTCCCAGCGTAGAATGCACTCGTCGCCTTCCAAAGAGCATAATTCGATACGGTAGTGGTCTTCAAAAAGTTACGCGGTAACACCACTATTTTTCTGTTGCCACCAAACTGCATGTGTCTGCAGAGTGGCCAATGAATATCTCGCTGGTAGAAGGTGGAGTCAGTGAATGCTATGTTGAATGAGTTGAAGTCACTTAGCAATGCTCCACGCATCACCTCTAACTTTTCATCACTAAAATTCTCGATGGAGTCCACACTCAACGTGCTCCCACTTCTTTCACGCTTTCTGCAATGAGTGCCAGCTTACCCTCATCCATGTGCACGTGAATGCTGACACCCTCTTCCTTGCCGGCTTTGCCTGTATAACCAGCCCTATTAAGTATCTCAACAGCAGCTTCCTTCTGCACCCGCAGGTTCTTGGGCTGGTCACGGAGTGCAATAAGTGTTAGCGCCGAGTTCATTGACTCACCCTTGAAGAGTGCATCAACTGGGTCAGCGGCGACGCGCTTCTCAACAGCACGCTCATCTGTTTCACATTGGAGTTGCGCCATCAACTCCTTGAATTCAGCCGAGCCTGCTATTTGCGACACACGCAGTTGGGAGTAGCCCAAAATGGCAGCGGCTGACTTCTGTGTCTCACCACGCAGCAGTAAGCGAGCCAACTCCTTGTGCCGTGGCGACAACTTGTCAAGTTTGATAGCCATTCAGTGACTCCTGGTTTCGTAGCAGTAAAATTTCCGCGCCGCTTTTTTACTCACCTCATGGGTGGTGTTCATAAAATGAATGTTCATTTTTCAAATGTTCACACAATGAACACCAGTACACTCATGGATACCATACTCCCATTGTTATGAGTATACCATAGAAAACACCGTTTGTCAATAGTTCATCTCCCGAATATTCATAACATGAACATGAGACTTTACGCATGGGTGTCGCATTAGTAAGTGATGATGTCTTTGTAGCACTTGACATGGTGGGTGCTACCCTCTTACTACCATTACAAGGTAACTACTTCTTAAAAACATTCAATGTAACTGAGTATTCAAAAGCATTAAGGTAAATGAGTATCGCCGGAATTTCAATTTTAAGGCATTTTCCGCCTCATGTTCAAGGATTCATACCTTCCTGTGGAGATGGTGCCTCTATTGACGTTTTGGGGGCGTTTCCGGTCAAGTGCAGGCGGGTCACTAATCCGGCTTAGGATTGTGGATAACATGAAAATGAGCATCACCCATAATGGTATCGGATGATGCTCATGTTCACCATGCTAAACGATGTTACAACTCGGTAGTAAATTCGACGTTCTTCACGGCGCGGCTCGACGGTGTCCTGCCTGCTTTCTCCGCGCGCACTTGCGCCAACTTGGCAAGGTACGATTTCTGCGTCAGGACGTAACTGAGCAGGACTGATGTTTCCGGCGCACCTTCGATGACGATTTGTGTCGCCATGAACTCACCAACTGTTTCCGTGGAGTCAATGTACTCCCC